CAAAATTACTGCTAATAGCAATACTGTTTTTTTCATAATTGTTTGTGTTTGTTAAAAAATATGGACTTATTTCATGTTTCGACCTTTTACCCAGTCCTTTGGTATAAGATCACCTTTTTTAATTTTTCTGTGGACCTGACGAGAGTCGAACTCGTGTCTCCGAAAGAAACAATAATATCAACGTCTCACACGCTTAGTACTAATGACGATCAAGAGGGAGAACCCCCGTCGTTATTTGCACCGTAGTTAGGGAACTAACCAAAGTTAGAACGCTCCACCACTCAGTTGATTAACTGGTCCAACTAAGAAAACCTGATTACAACTTACTGTTTCACCCAAGTTGTCAGGGAAAGAAAAGATCCTTAGATCTTATGCAGCTACAGCTACATTAGCAAAAGCCATGTTGATAATAGATGCACCGATTTCTTGACGAGATTTTTTGTTGTCGTTTATAGTTTTGTTCAAGTATTAAAGAGGATTAGAACCATGCCTCTGCGTGTGATATTACCATTTGCATCCGGATCAAATGCCAAAAACAGGCCCATAATGTAAAAGATCTTTTAAAGTTACCGTTCTTCGACTATTTTATTTTAGTCTTTTAAAATTTGTTTCTTTGTAATTCTATTTTCGAACTTGTCGAATCGAGAGTCAATCTCTGACATAATGTCATCCATTCTTCGATGCACGTGTTGCAGATTGCTTGTATCGTTTGTTTCTAGATATTGAATTTCCTTACTAATCCTATCATCTAATCCTCGATGTAGATCCGATAAGTGTCGCTCAATGTTTTCGAGATATTTTGTTATGCTGGTTTGTGTATCAGCCAGCTCTGCTTCCAAATGACTTACCTTAAGCATACCTATAACAATTGCTATCAACATTCCGATAGCAACTACTACAAGCATACCTAAACCAAATGCTGTTTGTGTATCCATGTTTTATTTCTCCTATATGTCAAAGAACGGCAACTTAATTGTAGCGAGAGAAGGAATTGAACCTTCGGCCTGTTGGTTATGAGCCAACCGAGCTACCACTGCTCTATCTCGCAATGTGGTATCGGAGAGAGGGTTTGCACCTCCACGGGAGGATTACTCCTAATCCCTAGCAGCACGAAATCTGCTATACGTCTAACGCTTGACTAATTTCCGGTATTTGTCAATTCCGCCACTCCGATATGCTAAATTACTTAGCTGCTTTAGTAGTATCGCATTTTGTTGAATCTGCGCATACTGTTGTTGAGTCAGCATTTACTACTGTAGAATCTGTAGTTGTTGTTGTTGTTTCTGTGGTTGAAGCGCCACCGCAAGAGATTAATAATGCAGATACCGCAACGATTGCTAAAAACTTTTTCATTTGTTTTGTTTTTGTTTAGTTAAATTGTTAATGATATAATAAATATACAACAATATTTCATATTCGTTGCATTTATTTTTTGGGTTCGTAAAAATTTATTCACCGAAGATTTCTTCTAATTCGTACTCGGAAAAATACTCTCGCATTTCAGTATCTACTGTTGTGCCCGTGTCTTCGAATCGAGTCTTATCGAAACAATCGTATCCAAATGGGGAATTGACTTCTTCGATTATAAAATTTCCTTTTCGAGTGATTTGCAATACTGTGTATTCTTGTCCCTCGTTTAAAACGCCTTCTGCACCTCTAATGCACCTAATTACTGAGCCTACTTGAATCATAATCTTTATTTTTTATGTGGTTATACAATTCTACTAGCGTACCATCGAATGTTTCCATAATACTTTCTAGTAGCTTTTTATCTATTTTAAATGTCTTTACGAAGTCGCTCTTGAGCTCCCTCATTAAGTTGGACTCTTCTTTTTCGTAATCTATTAATAGCCTTCGTCTCCTTTCCATAAACAAACTGGTGATGTCATGGGCTTCATCTGGATGCTTTACGTTCTGCAGCTTATCAGATAACAAATGTATTTCGTGATCAGCTTGATACAAATAAGTTGACGAATCATAATCTCCGTGAATTATCTTTTCGTACAAAGGTGTTTTCTTTGGTAAAGTATTTCTTGATACATACCTTCTCCACCACTGGTAACAATTGTATTTATTGGGCCATTCTTTGGCCAATTGAGACTCTAAAAACTGTCTATTTAAAATCATGATAATAGATTGTAGTGTCTTGGATAAATGTGGAGATTAGTGATAAACCAGTGCATTGCGCCTACTGGATAACCTGTTTGTTCTGATACATACTCCATAAGTTTGGCAAAAGTATACTGATCGTTACAGAAACCAAAAACCAGATCTATACTTCTTGCAAATACTGTTAATTCTAATTTGTCGTCTTTAACGTAGAAGTTTAGTACGTCGTTGCAAGGAGTATCATATTTGTATCTGTCTAATTCGTTTATGTCATAGTGAACAACAATTGCTCTACGAGTTTGTTTGTTGGTTTTAAGATCTTCGATTACTCTGTCTAACTGATTGTTTTTATTCCAGAAATATCCGTAATTAGAATTTACTTCTGCGGTATCGGGAACCATCATTTGTTTCCAGATTTTTGCTCTTTCTGATATTTCAGTTGCATCTCTGTTGCCAGATTTATACCATAACCACTCGTATTCTGCGTAATCGACATTAAACTTTCTTTGAGGAGTCGTAACGACTTTGTCGCTTGGGTCAAGCAAACTAAAGCTTATATTGAATCTTGCTCGAGTGTTTGCGAAGTCTTCTCCTAATACATTTACATGAGTGAACAAGGATTCGAATGCATGAGTTGCATTTCTAAACTCTTGATTATATATTGCTTTGTTCATACTTCTCTATGTTTATAAATTGACTTAAAAATTGTATTGCTGTTGGGTCTCTGTATTCTTCCAAATATACAACTCTTTTTATTTCCGATTGCAGAATAAGTTTCGCGCAGTCCAAACAAGGGCTAAGAGTCAAATAGAGTGTGCCGCCTTTTGTCGAGTGTCCCGTTTTTGCAGCTTTGAGAATGGCATTTGATTCTCCGTGTATTACATATGGCAAAGTGGTGTTGTTTTCGTCTTCGCAACAATTCGGCATGCCTTTTGGAGTGCCATTGAAACCAAAAGAGACAACGTTTCCGTCCAACTCTATAACAGCTCCGACTTTGGATCTGTTGCAGTGAGACAGAGTGGCCACCTCTTTTGCTATGTTCATGAAAACTCTATCGAGTTTGATCTGTTTATGTGAGTCCCGTACTTCCAAATCCACCTTCTCCTCTTTCTGATTGTCTTTTAGGTAACTCATTTACTATTTCTACGTTTTGATAATTTACTGGTAATAATACAAATTGTACTAGTTTCTGTCCTGGAATAATGTCGACTACTTTGTCGCCAACATTAATCATGTGAATGTGAATCTCTCCTTCGTAATCTTCGTCTACTACGCAAGCGCCGACTACTAAACCTTCTTTTGTAGCTATACCTGATTTATTGAATGCGACTAACGCATAACCTTCTGGAACTTGTGCTTTAACGCCTGATGGAATCAAAACCGCTTTTCCAGGCCAAACTTTTGTCGCTTTAAAATCGTCAGGTACAAAAAAATCTAACCCTGCGCTTACAGACGTGCCTCTACTTGGAGCTTTTACTTTTTTTACTAATTTTACTTTCATCTTGTTTTGGTTTTAGGTATTCGTTTAACGATGTTATACATATCGAAAGCAGTGATGTCTTTTCTTGAAAGCAAAGAAGCTATTTTTGCAGCTTGCTCCATGCCTTCTTCGAAAGGACCGTACATGCGTTCTTTCTCTTCGTTTCTTTCGAATACTATTTTGTGTGCTTGTTGTAATATACTCATAACTTTTATATTTTTATCCATTTATTAGTTGAATCTAATCTAAAACTTCCAATATGTTTAATTTTCCATTCTTGTGGACTAATTATCGATAAAAAAAGACTTTCGTCTTCTCTCATGTACAAATGATATACGTGACCGACAATGGGTTGAAACGAATATTCAACTTTGGTATACATCATATCGTTCCAATTGTACTCTTCCATTAGTTTGTTTGCTTCTGCCATCAGCTCTTCGTATCGACTTTTAAGCTGATCGTTTACTTCTTGAACTTTGGATTGTCTCCACCCTATCACGTCGTCTACCTTTATAACAGGAGCACTGAGATTACTACCGTAAGTTAGGTCTCTAGGATAGTAACCTCGCTCTTCGCTCCACACTACTAGATCGGGCTTCTTTCTTTTCTTATTCACTTATTAGGTGCGGATTGTTTTCTATAATGTTTGCTATCATGTACACTATCTCTTCTGGACCGAAACTAGTTACCCAATCGCAGTCTTCTGCGATCTGATTCACCTTCTTCATGTAGAGTTCGTAAAGCGCGTCTTTGTCTATATTCATAACTATAATTTAATTGATTTATTTCGAATAACGAAGCACATCTTTCATGTCATTCCACTCTCTTTGAGAATCTATATCTTTTGGGTTTATTGTCGGTTTCGGCGTACTTTTTGCTACATTCCAAAACCAATCTCCAGGCTTTCCTTGTTGCTTCATTATTTCCCAACCTTTTGCATCATATGTGCTTATGCAGTCGAATGGAGGAATTGTTCTTGCTGGTTTTAAGAATGGTTTATCATATGTGTAAAACTGAGCTGTTCCGAGCTCACCAGGCTGAATATTTCTTGCAACTGCTACAGCATTAAAGTTCGTATTAGGAAGTGCAATCTGCAGCGTTCTGGACAGCACTCCTGTTGAAAACACTGACCACAAAGTATCTATATTTTTATCTGCTAAGCAATCATGTATAACTCTCACGCCACCTGCTACTACCATTTCCGTTTTGAGTCCAAATGGAAGAAATTTTGCTCCTATAGTATCTGCAAAACGTTTAGCATATATATTTGCTGTTGGCATCGCTGCGATTCAAAGTCAGCAAACTTGGCTTTTGTCCCAGCTTCGTATTCTCCATCATCAATCACTTTGAATCCATCAATATCTTTGATAGTGAAAGTGAAATCGTGTTTGTAGTCTGCAGTAAGATTCAAATAGTATTGTAGATCTTTACCGTTTGCTAGATCAAGGTTCGATTGATCAGTTGCTTTGTTGAGGAACATGTAATAATTCGTTTAAGTATGGATAGTTTTTCGGGCGCAAGTGGACAGAACTTTTTTGCTCTAGAATATCTAGCATTTTCATACCGTCTGTATCGATCCACTCTTCTGGCCACTGAATAACTTTGAGTCCAGATTCGTTCATAATTTTGTTAGCGACTTTTCTCAATCTCATTCTCTCTTCTCTTGTGCCAAAGAACGGTTGCTTTTTGTAGAGACCTGTGCCAGGAATCTTTCTGCTTTCGTGTTCAACTGGTAGTAGTTCTACTAGCGTGCAGTTTTTTAACTCTTTTGCGAGGTTTACGTATTTCGTAAATAGATTTATGGTTGCAGAAATTGGATCTACTTGTCTCATCAGATGGAAACGAAGATCTATGTTGCCA